CTAGTCTCAATACTAACAAAGGAGGAGTTTGAGATTCTTAAAATGAGATTTATAGATTCAATTGATGTCGTTGATATCTCTAAAAAATTGAATTTAAACCCTCAAAAGATATACTCTATGATAAGAGAGGCTAAAATGAAGTGTATAGAAAACAAATGGAATATAAATATATAGCTAGAACAAGACTAAATAAAGACTACAAGCAGATCATGTCTGCTTTTAGTGCCATATGTACACAGCTAGAATTTGGAGAGGTTTCAAATAAAGAAAAGATTCCTCTTTTTGCTTCGTATTACACTCTCGTATTTTTAAAGGCTGGCGATATTCCACCAATAGTCTACGCTATAGACGCTTACCTAGCTAAAAACCCAGAATTTGCTCTAGACGAAAACGATCTAGACCTAGCCGCTGAGATAATAACAGAAAACCACATACACGAACTTAAAACAGAGGGCTTAATAACGATTAAACAATCAAGCTCTGGCGTATACGAAATTTTCCTCACAGAAAAAGGTAAATCCGACTCTAAAGCTCAAGGCAAAGATATTAGACTTATATGAAATCATCTATCCTTTCATCCTTCTTCTTTCTACAACTAGTAGAGAATTTCAAGAAATCCAAAGCAAAACTAGTGAGACAACCAAAGGTAGATGTTATTGACGGATCTGAACTAAATGCTATAATGAAAGTTTTTTCTCCTGTTTATACAATAATGGAGACTCAGGCGTATGGGCTTCCGATTTGCGAAGAAGATCTTGACACTAGCGCAGCTTTGGTTTCGGCCTTCTCTTGGCACTACTGCCTAGGAATAACCGATCCTTACATTATAACACAGATTATGTGGGAAGCCTACAGCAACGGAGATCTTTCACTTTACAGTAAACACTATAAAAAGATTTCAAATACAACTAGCATAATCCTCTGTGAAATGAGAGCAAAATGCGGCAAGAATGCATAAGACAAATATAAAAGGAAAATCTTCAGAAGTATTGTTTGAGCTTATGTGCGTAAACATGGGTTTTCATTGCTGTAAGCCTATATTCGATTTCATGAGGTACGACTATATAACAGACTTTGGAGAAGGTTTTAAAAAAGTACAGATAAAAAGTTTTTATTTAGACGAGAAAATCGGAGAATATAGATGCGACCTGCGTAGAAATAACAAGAAGCGCGGTAGCAAAGTTAGGTATTTAGACGGCGACTTTGATATTTTGGCCGCTTGCGTATCACCGAATAAGTGGTTAGTTATTCCCTGGGATAGCATCAAGGAAAAAACAGAGATAAGACTTTCAGACAGGAGAGTACACGATGGGACAGCTAAGCTTATCACGTTTCAAATATAGAAGCTACGAAGAATGTCTTTCTGATTTAGAATCAAGGAAAAATCTTAACATATCTTCAGAGTATATCCTTTCATTTTCTCCATTACTAATCGCTGGTAAAATTAAATGCTACGTAATGTATAACGAGAAAGAAGAAATTTGTGATTCCTTATGCACGAAATGCTTAAGTCGCACAGGTATCTCTCCGATATACAATGGAAAATATGTCTATCCTCTTTGCAGGCTGTGTATGCTTGACCTAGAGCAGTTAGATAACTCAGACAAAAGGAACGTAAAAATGACGAAGAACAAGAAGAACAACGTGTCAGAGACAACAATTGACTGGACCGATTTTGAAAAGTCAGTCAATGAGCGAACCGCAAAGCTAGTAAAGCTTTCGGAAAAGTACAACCTTTATCCAGCAGATATGAAGCAAGCAATCATTGACAAGTATGGAAAGGAAATCGCCTTCAAGAAGGGTCGTAACGGTGGTATTTTCTGGTCTGTATCAATGGTAACAACAAATGTTTGATTGGAACAAATCAAAAGTAATAGCTGTAGTTGGTCACACAGGAAGCGGAAAAACCGCTTCTTGTTATAACATTATGGACTCAATGAAAGGCAGGTCGAAGTACATAGTAGACCATCCGTTTCCAGAGGCTCTAGCTAGCACTGGTATAGAGAATATCCCAAACGTTAATTTTGAGGACGTTTGCGACAGCGCCGTTTGGATTGATGAGCCTCAATTGGTCTTCCCTAAGGGAGAAAAGAAAAGCAACGATGCTCTTATGATGATGTGCTCTTTGGCTCGTCAACGCGATGTAACTCTCATGTTTTCAACAAGCGATACAAGATGGATAAACAGGGGTATGGAGTCTTATGTGGACACATGGCTTATTAAGAACCTAGACTTTAATCTAGTTAAGCAGGGAAGCATAACACAAAAAATCATCAAACAAAAATACTATAACATCATGCCTAGTTCCTTCAGGCTTGAGAATTCAGAAGGTATTCTTTACAGCCCTAGTCAGCTGGAGCGACCAATCAAGGTAAATATACCATTACCAAAGTATTGGTCAGAAAAACTAAGTAAGCCATATAAGTTTTCAACGCAAAAGATAAGTGAGGTATTTGGAAATGTTTGTGAAAATAGTATCTAAGATAAATCACGACGGCAACCATTATTATGTAACTGTTGTCTCTCCAGAGAGCAAGATTCAACAGATCGCAACGTCCGACCATCCCCTAATCGAAGGGATGACATACAGAGCTAATCCAAAAATACACTGGGTTAGCTATAGGGATTATGAGCCAGAGCTAGCGCATTTTAGAATATACGGAAGACAAACTCCAATGGAGCAAACTGCTTGATAAAGCTAAGTATAGAAATCAACGAGTCTGAAAATTACGTAGAAGTAACTCTTCCAGAAAAAGAGCCTTCTATTGATGCAATAATAAAAACCGTTATGATATGTCAATTTGATCACAAAGCGACAGATTCGCTTAATTCTCAGATTAAAAAAACATACGGCGAAGAATACCACTCTAAGGTTATAAACTCAATGTCAGAAATAGTTAACAGCTTCCGAGAGCTTGTTCAAAACTCTCTAGCTCTAGACCCTGAGGCGCCAGCAACGCCTGTTGTTTTTCTTTCACCAAGGATGCAAAAATGAAAAAGGTAGACTGGACAAAAGAGCCTGAGATACGTTGGGAAAAGAAAATCTGCCCAATTTGTAGAGAGCCTACTGGCGAGTCTAGTATGTGCTACAACATGCTAGATAGATCTGGAGATATGATTGGCGGCCCAGAAGAAATAGAAGCAAAAACCGTAGAGGTAAACGGCGAGCTATTTCCTTTATTTTCACAACAATGCTATTATAGAACAAATAATGATTACTGGGTTTTTTTCAATTATCCAGTTTCTATAGCTTTAGCAAACGTTATTGCTGAAATAGAAGGTGTAGAATCGGTCATTGTAAGATCACCGTATAAAATAACGGTAACAATCGGTGAGCAGTTTGATGACACCCAGGTTAGAGCTTCAATCAATAAAAAATATCGTGAGTTCATAAATGGAATTAGAAAGCAAAAAATTTGATGTGCTAGACAACGGATTTGTTAGATATATAGACCATATGGGTTCTGATCTAACTGTTGTTAACTCCGCTAGAGTCTCCTTCAGCAAGGAAAGTTCTTGGGAGAAGTCGGAAAATAATGCGAAAGAACTGTGTCTTTCTGAAAAAGATAAAAAGCTAGTTAAATATCTAGCAGATCACAAGCACTGGACGCCATTTGCGCATCCGCAAATCTCTCTTCATTTTAAAGCCCCCATATTCATAAGAACTCAACTTTTTAAGCATAAGGTAGGGTTTGTTGAAAATGAAATATCAAGAAGATATGTCAAAGACAAGCCCGAATTTTATGTTCCTTTTTGGAGATCTGCACCTACAAACGGAGCTAAGCAAGGGAGTTCTGCTCCAATGAAGTATACAGACCATATAACTGGTTACTATCAAAATATTTGTGATGATGCTGTTGATCTATACCTTCACCTGATGGAAGAGGGTGTTGCGCCTGAGCAGGCTAGATCGGTTTTGCCTCAGGGTACTTATACTGAATGGTATTGGACTGGAAGTCTAGCTAGCTATTCAAGAGTATACAAACAAAGGGTTGATAGTAACGCGCAATGGGAAGTTAGGGTTTATGCCGAGACTATAGGAAAAATATTGAAAGAACTATTTCCAGTTAGTTGGGAGGCTTTAGTTGCCGACTGATATAAGAGATAGGATAATATGCACTGCTTTTTCAGCAATTGCTTCTGAGAAAGAAATAAGATCCTCTATGGCTATAGCCTCAGAGCAAGATCTTAAGGGTTGTGTTTTGGACTTGTCATCAATAGTCCGCATGAAAAATGAAGCCGCTGAGCATAAAAACATATTTTTAGCGATAAATTTTCCTTTTTCTGGAATAGACGAAGGGTCTTGCTTGGAGCTAATTAAAAAAAGTTCTGAGTTTCCGTTTATTAAAAATATCTACGTATCTCTAGATAAATTTATTATACAGAAGCCAAACATGGGCGAGTTAAGATCTTTTATACAAAAGACCTCAGCACTATACAAAAATGAAATAAACTATTGTTTAGAGCATTGTTGGCTAAAAAATAAAGAAACCGTAGACAAAGTCTGCTCCATACTAGAACCATATGAAAGACACGGTCTAGTTATATCAACTTATGCAAAAAAACCAGACAAGCTTTCAGAAATAACTGCTATAGGCAAACACTTGAACTCTAACGGTTCTTGTAAATATTCTTATTTTGGTGCTATACCATCAAAAAAAGAAGGCGTCGTAGAGATACTGAGTAGTGGATTTGCGTATTGCGCAATGCCAAGACAGTTTTTAGGACCACTGATTTAAGTATCACTTTTATTTGTGTATTTAATTCAGAGGTAAAAATGGCAACAACTGGAACAAACAACAACACACCCGCAGTCGTAAGAAGAGTTGGCGCTTCAAGCAATAAAAATACTATGACGTTTACTAGCGTGGCTCAAGGTCAGCTAGAAACGCCAGATGCTAGCGCAAACAAAACTACAGATAGCGTTATATCTAAAATTGATTACGCGCTTGGCGGATTAAGACAGGCGTCAAAACTTGGCGGAAAAAGAGACTATACGTTTATAACAACTGAGGAGGATTACAACCTTACAGGAGCAGGAGCTACAAAAGTTCTTGATCAGTATGGTAGAGTTCTTGTTATAAACGGTGCAAATATTGAGGTTGAAAAAACCGCTTCTGGTCAGCCAAAGTTTTCGACTACAGCAACAACTTTCTCCGCAGACCTTGCGCCTGGAACAAAGTCTTACGAAGACAACATTGGCCTTGTGTACTTTACAAAAATGACTGCTGGAAGCTCGGTAACAACACTAACAGTTGGAGATCAGCTAGCTAGCTGATAAATAAAATGTCCGTATCTGGAACACAATCAACAACTTATTCATTTCAAAAAGGCGGCGGCTCAATGGCGGTTTCTAGCGCTGTGTCGCTAGGCAACGATATTGTTTCTAACGAAGCAAATCCGCAAAACCTTTCTCTCGGTCAAAACGTGCCTAGAATACCAAAACTAGTAACACCAGTTACTGGAACACAAGAGGTGTTTGATGTAAGACCAACAATGTTTGAAGATGACAACGAGGTATACTCGTTCTCATTTGCTGCGGCGGCAAATTGCGTAGATACACATGTAATGGTAGCGAATTACGAATACATAGTAGACTCGGTTAAAGCTAAATTCGTAACAGCTTCATCTTCTGGTACAATAGACGTTAAAATCTGTGACGACGGAGAAGCCCCCTCGGCAGGCACAAGCGTTCTATCTTCAACTATTTCAATAGCTGGAACTGCTGATACGTCTGTTTCTGGTACACTAACCACAACAGAGGCGAACAGAAAAATATCAAAGGGACAGTCAATAGCCCTTGATTTTGGTGGAACAGTTACAAGCATAGCAGGATTAGTTGTCACTTTAGTCCTCAGAAGAGTTATAGCTCCTGGTAGAACTGGAAATTATTTAGAGTAATAAAATGAAAAAAGAAAAACTTTTAGCGTCTCTTAGAAGAGTAATAAAAGCCGCAGATGAGATTATGTCTCAAATGCCAGAAGACCAATCATACTCAGGGACTATGGTAAGTCAAGATGGTGGTTCTTCGAAAGTCATTGTAAAAAAGGCCGACTTTTCAAATGGAAGAATTAACTCATTAGTTCTTCAGGCGTGCCCAGACGGTAACTGCCCACCATCAGAGTTCGAAGGTAGATGCTGCACTTTTGATCCAACTCTTGGTTGGAACTGCCAAGACGGAGTAATGGCTGGAGAGTGTGCTTCTCAAGGTGGAGTATTTGAAGCAGGTCTAAGCTGCGCAGATAAACCAGCATGTGGTGGAGGTGGTTTATTAGATAGTACTAATCAACAAACATCCGCGCCAACCATAATGACGGAAATGTAAAATGAAAAAATTAGATAGTCTTCTAAAAAGACTTTCAGAGGCGCTCTCTGAGAGAATGGTTGTTGCTGAATCAACAGGAACAACTCCTGGGGACGGAGACAGTCCTAGAGATAAGTCTAATACATTTGGTGGTTGTATATTTCAAGTTGGTCCAGCTAGAGTTTATATGCCTGCATATTCTGAAGAAGAATGTGCTGGATTTGGTGGTGAATTCACATTAAGACAATGCAATGACGATACAGAGTTTTGTTATAGAGGACCACTAAATGAAGACAACAGATCTTCAGGATCTCAAATAGTTAAAGCTCAAGATTGCGATCTAAGGTTTAACAACCCCCCTCAGCCACCATTCACAAATCCTGATGGGGATATACCACGTGGCTGGTATGGCGGTGGCAATACTTGCTCGGATCCTTATATAGGCTGGCATCCTAAATGTAAAGTCTATTTTGATAATCCAGTTACAAAAAATAGTAAAGCAAAAGGCGTTAACGGTTTTGTTACCTTGCACAGTTGTGTTGACAAAGACGGTAATCCGGTTAAAATGCCAGAAGGCGAAGTTCCAATACCAGTAATACCATTGGTTATAGACACGAGAACGCTTCCATTATCACCAGAAGGAAGTAGATATCCGCCCCCTGGTACGCATCTAAAGCCTGGCCCAAGAGGGTCTCCTTGGGACGGTGGTATATGGCGAGGATTTAGGCCAGTAGCTACTATACCTAATCCTGAATTTATAAAATATATAAAAGAAAAAGTTCCTCAGTGCAAACAGTATATTTGCGGCGGTTCACTTAGTGGATCAATAAGATTTGATAGATATATACAGAACAGAAGGATGCCTCCTTTTGGCGGCATTATAGTCAACAGATGTATTATGTCTAAATTTGGTCTTTGTGACGACGATGCAAAATTTGAAGATTACTTTGAGAGAACATTTCCAGAAATAATAGCTGGCGGCACAGGCATTAGAGATTGCGAAAAGTCTATATGCTCTCTTTTAGAGAAGTATATATCTGATGTTGAATCGGGCCAAGATAATATATATAATTGGGATTCTAATTACGGTCCAGAAATATTTGACCCAAGAACCATGTGTCCAATATTAACTGGTGTAGGAAATTTAAATCCAGCTCAAGAACAAATTAAAAATGCTTGCGCTGGAAGCATGAAGTTCTTGGCTAATCTGTTTAATATTTCTAAACCACAAGCTGGAAACCACCCAAATGGCGGCGGCGCAGTAGATCCAGAAACCTGGAGCAAAGGCTGTTACAACTGCATGGTATGGTTAAATCCTATAAATGGTCAGTGGTTACCAGCAGATTTTCCTTGGCCTAGATCGGCCAGCGAGCAACTAGACACGCTCTATCTTCTAGAAGAGCAAGGCTTAGATATCTCTTGGTTTTGCGAGCAAGGATGCAATTTTGAAGCCTTGTGTGGAATAGAGGCGCCATGACGAATTTTAAAAATATTATAAATAAAAACATAAACAAATTTGTAATAAAAAATCTGCAAAAAAATAAAGTAATTGCAGAGTATAACCAAACTGTGTCCGCTTGGGCTAGAAATAAAATTATTCAAGCGTATGTTAAGTTAATAAAAGATTATGCGAGCATTGTAAATGAGTTTTTTAAAATAGGAAGTGGCAATTCTGTATTTACAATTTCACAGTCTGGCGGAGTTACAATTTTCCAATTTTCTATTGACGCCAATCTACCAGGTGGTCCTGTTGGAAAATATTGTAAAAGTTATTACTCATTTTCTAACACCGAGTTTTTAAATACATATGAAGAATTTGATCCTGTTGAAATTGAAGCTCCAGAAGGTTCCTTTTTTATAATCGGTAATAGTGGTAAAAAATCAAATAAAATTAAGATAAAAAAACAAGCATCTCTAGATTCGACCCGAAAAAAAATATATATAAGAGCCTTTGTAGAACCAGTTTCTCCAGAAATATTTAATAATCCAGTAGGACAACAAGTTGGTTTTGTATCTTTACCGCCAATTTATATTCTTCCAAATCTAACTATAGATGATAATCCTAATATAGAGGCACAAACATTAGAGGATTATATAAAGCAGCTTAAAGAAAAAATTGATGATTTAAGGCGGCAGCAAATAAACGAAGAACTAACAAAAGAAGATGTAATAGAATCTCTTTCGGAGTTAGCAGAGGGTGTAAAAAAACAAACCGAAAATATATCAGATAATATAGTAGTCTTACAAGATTTAGAATACACTTACGCACAAGTCTCCCAATACATATACAGCAAGGGACTTGCGAGAGATTGGCTTATAGAACTATGGGATAGAACCACTTATAACTCATGGCAAACCGGATTAGGTTTGGGTGGAACTGGTTCTGGCATTAACTGTACTAATGGAATAACAGCCTTAGCGGAAGCTGTAATGGCCGCGCTGAACTCTGAAATCAGAGATAAACCTTGCAACACTATTACTGATGAATTTCTTTTCAATAGATGGAAAGAACTAGCAGAAGAAATAGTTAGAACCCCAAGATTTATGGACTGGACAGACTGCGACTGACTAGAATAGTGTGTGAAAAAAGCAGCAATATATACTATAATAAAACCAAATAAGCCCGACAGTCACATGTCGGGCGGTTTTGCAGCTATAAATACTATAGCAAAATTACTTGAGAACATAGGTTATTTAGTTCAAGTAATAACTCCAGAGGACGAGTTCATTGATTGCAAAAATTTTGACTTGTCCGTTTACGCCGACATATTTAATGACCCAGAAAATTCAAAGTGGTTTGAAAATCATCAATACTCTAGCTTTTTAGATTGTAAAAAGTATATAGTTGTTGAGTGCGCGTACACTGGCTGCACACATGCCCCTTATGGTCTTGGTGGCAAGGTTGATGGGGGTTCTTACGAACCAAACAAGATATCTGAATATATGTCAACGCTAATGAGCGGATCTAAACTTAACATATTCTTGAGTCCGCTTCACAGTCTAGAATTCTCAAAGTTTTTAGGCTCAACACCACCTAATATATATCATTTCTTTCAGCCAATAGACACAGAAATTTTTTACGATAAAAAGCTCCAAAGAGACATACCTTATCTTTTTGTCGGAGCCTTAAATTGGTTCAAGGGTCTTGGTGATGCTATAGCAATGTTTGGGGATAAAGGATTACACATAGTCGGAAGAAACACTGGGGTTATTGAGTCACTTCCAAAATCTATAGTTTATTTAGGGGAAAAAACTCCAAGTCAACTTTCTGAAGTATACAATAGAACGCAAAAATTTGTTCATGTTCCAAGATGGCAAGAACCTTCAGCAAGAACTGTCGTAGAGGCGGCTTTATGTGGGTGCGAGTTAATAGTGAATGAAAATGTTGGCGCTTTGAGTTTTGGATATGACATAAGAAATCCAAAAATAAGCCAACTTTCTCAAGACCACCTAGCTCGAATAATAGAGGCTGTTTTAGCATATGAATAATATAACTAAGCGCGCAATACAGCAGTCAAAGAGCATCTTGGATATCGGGGCCAATATAGGGCAGTCGGCTACCCTTTTCAAAAATATAAATCCGAAGGCAAACATCCTTTCCATAGAAGCGAATCCAGCCTGCGAATTAGAATTAAAAAAAAGAGCTGATAGCTACCTAATAGCTGCTCTTGGTTCTGATTCTTCTGAAAAAGAATTTTTCGTTAACAAAAGCGAACCAACATGCCAGGGCGCGTCATTCTTCAGAGAACAAACAGCTTTCTACAAAGACGGAAACGTAAATATCTCTAAGATAAAAACATATAAGCTTGATGATTTAATTGGAGATGCAGAATACGATTTTATCAAGATAGACACTCAAGGATCTGAGCTTCCAATTATAATTGGTGGTGAAAAAACAATCAAAAAAGCAAAGTGGATTTTGCTAGAAACGCCAGTTGTAGAATATAACAAAGGCTCAGCAAATTCAAGTGAAATAATTTATGCAATAAACAAGCTTGGTTTTGTTTTTGTTGCAATTGATGGAGAAAATAAATTTCAAGGACAAACGGTACAAAAGGATATGCTTTTTAAAAATTATACTAAAGAAAAAGAGACCGATTTATCCAACAATATTTTAATTGGTGGAAAATTCGAAGCGCTTAGAGATGTTTATCTTGCCAATCAGCCAGACTGTTACTTAGAGATAGGATGCTTCAGACTGAATACAGCTATAAACTTAATGAAGCTCCATATGCCCAAATCTGCTTATTTATTCGATCTTTTTGAGAAAGCTCCGCCTCACGAGATTCCTCCAGAACAACCGCCATTATCAATAACAGAAGCTTCAGAGCTTCTAGCCAACAGCATTGAAGATCATTCTCGTGTATCGCTTGTTAAAGGCGATTCAAATAAAACTCTAGCTAACGTGGTTAGTAAAGTAAATGGAACCAATCTCGAAAATGTTATGGTCTTCATAGACGGCGGGCATAGCTACACAACAACAATCAGAGATATGATAAACGTAGCTACAATCAACCACAGAACTATAATAGCAATAGACGATGCCGATTGGGGCGAGATATCAATAGCAATATCGGATCTACTCAAAATAGTTAAGCACAGAAATCCAATAGTTTCTAAACCTTTGAACAACCTAGTTATCGTTTATATAAATGAAAATAAAACTAACTGATTCAGAAGTTAAGATATGCGAGTGGCTTGGTAAAAGCCGTTACCAAAATAACAGAGTTGCATCTGTTTTAGATAAAAAAATTGGTCCTCAGAGTTGCGATATAACTGATTTAGATGGAATCTGTGGAGAGTTTGCATTTTGTAAAGCGTTTAATCTATATCCAGACATGTCTATAGAGCCTAGAAAAGGCGGATTTGATTTAGTTTGGAATGGTAAAAAAATAGATATAAAAACAACTCGATATAAAACTGGCAAGTTATTAGCAACAAAAGACAAAAAATTAGAGGATTCGGATATTTACGCTCTAATTATTAAAAACTATCAAAACTACACAATTGCTGGATGGTGTTATTGTGAAGAATTAATAAAAAACAGTAACCTAGTTGATCTAGGTCACGGTTTAACTTACTGTTTGTCTCAGGAAAAGCTTAGAAATATATCTAAACTTACAGTATAGTATAGTTTATATAATCGATCCTACGGGTCCTAATCGTTTAACGCTTGATTTAGAATTGAATTATTAAAACACATAAAATCTATAATAGAATACACATGCGAATAGTCTTTGTAAACAACTTCTACAATGCCGGAGGATCAACAAAAACCGCTTACGCGCTAGCTGAAAACTTCTCTAAAAATCACGAAATGCAGTTTTACGGATTTTGGGATGGTATATACAGAGAAAAATTTTCTGAACTTGGTGAAACCTTTTTATTAAAATCAAATAATTTTGATTATGACGATCTAATGATTGAAAACATAAGAGTTTTTAATCCTGATATTATTCACATATTTATTCCTGGCAATCAAAATCCTAGCTATTTTAAGAAATTGCCAGAGAAAGCGAAAAAGTTCGTTACTGTTCTGTGTAATCAAAAACTAGGCTTTGAAAGCAGTAATTTTACTAAAGTTTTCTTTCTATCTAAGTACGGAGAATTATTCAGTGGGCCGATTGAAAATGGCATGGTATTGAGACCTGGCTTTGACTACTCTTTTGAGCACAAGCCGCAAAGACAAAACCCTGTAATCGCAAGGGTTTCTGCATTCTGCCCATCAAAGCTCGTAGATCACACTGTTTTTGCCGCAAAGAAATTTCCCAAAAACAATTTTATAATTGCTGGAGAAGTTCAAGACTTGGAATACTATAAGCACATAATCTCTTTAAAAGAGACCGAAAAGATAGATAACCTCAGGATTTTCTCAAATGCCTCAGATGATCTCGTAGCAAAAATTTTAGAAGACTGCGATATATGGCACTACCCAACTTCCTCAGAAGTTTTTTGTTTCTCTGTACTAGAAGCGATGGCGGCTAAAAAGCCTGTTATATCATATAAGCTAGACGCGGTAAAGGAATTTTTTGATTACAACGACTGGCTAGCTGACGATGTTGATGACATGATAAACAAAACTGCCGCAATGATAAACCGCGCCCCTTCAGAAAGAGAGGAAATAGGAGAAAAAAATTATGACCTATATCTGGAATACGGGTCAAGAATCTTTTCTGAAAAAGTAATGAGACAATATCTAGAAACTGAATCCGAAGAAGACTTAGCGCTATAATACATACTAACATGCAAGAAAAATCACTTCCAACAGAATACCAGAGCTTCATACATATGTCTAGATACTCTAAGTGGGTTCCTTCTGAAAACAGAAGAGAATCATGGGAAGAGACTGTCTCTAGATATTTTAGGTTTATGAAAAAGCACTTAAAAGAAAACCAAGGGTATGAACTTACCCAAGAGGTGGAAAAAGAACTTTTTAATGCGATTATAAATCTAGAGGTAATGCCTAGCATGCGAGCTTTAATGACTGCTGGTGATGCACTCTCTAGAGACAATACTGCTGGCTACAATTGCTCTTACGTAGCAGTTGGTAATTTAAGAGTTTTTGATGAAATTCTGTATGTATTGATGTGTGGTACTGGTGTAGGATTTAGCGTAGAGCGTCAATATGTTGAAAAGCTTCCAACAATCAGTGAAAACTTTAGTCAATCTGATACGACAATTGTCGTTCAAGATAGCAAAGCTGGTTGGAAGAACGCCTTCAGAGAACTTATCGCTCTACTTGTTGGCGGCCAGATACCGAAATGGGATCTCAGTAAAGTTCGTGCTGCAGGAGAAAGACTTAAAACTTTCGGAGGACGAGCGTCTGGACCCGAACCTCTTAATGAACTCTTCAAGTTTACAACAGAAACTTTTAAAAAGGCTGCTGGAAGAAAACTTAATTCCATTGAGTGCCACGATATTGTTTGTAAAATTGCAGAAATTGTCGTTGTCGGAGGTGTCAGAAGATCAGCTCTTATATCCCTTAGTAACCTCACTGATGAAAGAATGCGAGACGCAAAAAGCGGAGCCTGGTGGAACGAAAATCCTCAACGCGCACTGGCAAATAACTCGGTCGCCTACAAAGAAAAACCAGACGCAACAATCTTTATAGAAGAATGGCACTCGCTGATAAAGAGTAAGAGTGGTGAACGCGGTATATTTAACAGGGATGCTTGTAGAAAGACTGTAGCAAAGCTTGGTGAAAGAAGAGATCATAACCATGACTTCGGAACAAACCCATGCTCTGAAATAATTTTGCGAGACAAGCAGTTCTGTAATCTTACAGAAGTTGTGGTGCGCTCGGATGATGACGAAAAGTCTTTAGCCAGGAAAGTAGAGCTAGCCACTATATTAGGAACTTGGCAGGCTTCGCTTACGTATTTTCCATACCTGTCTTCTGCTTGGAAAAAGAATTGCGAAGAGGAAGCATTACTTGGGGTGTCCTTAACTGGAATATTAGACAATGAAATGATGAGAACGAATAATCAAGAACTTTCAGGATTATTGACTCGTCTAAAAAATGTTGCTGTACAAACCAACTCTATTTGGGCTAAAAATATTGGGATAAACAGGGCTGCGGCGATAACATGCATTAAGCCTTCTGGTACTGTTTCTCAACTTACAGATTCAGCGTCTGGAATACATCCTAGACACAATGAATACTATATAAGAACTGTTAGAGCTGATAGAAAAGATCCTCTTTGTCAGATGATGTTAGATATGGGTTTTCCTGCTGAGCCTTGCGTTATGAAGCCAGACAGCGTTATGGTTTTTTCGTTCCCGATGAAGGCTGTTGGATCTGTCACTAGAAACGATATTGCTGCTATTGACCATCTAGAGCTATGGCTTGCTTACCAAAAGTACTGGTGTGAACACAAGCCATCAATAACAATAACTGTTAAAGAAAATGAGTGGTTAGATGTTGGAGCTTGGGTCTATAGGCATTTTGATGAGATTAGCGGAATTTCATTCTTACCACATTCAGATCACTCATATAGACAGGCTCCTTATCAGGACTGCTCAAAAGAAGAATACGAATCGCTATTTCTTAAAATGCCTAAGAATGTTGACTGGGCAAATCTTAAGATTTATGAAAAAGAAGACAAAACTTCTAGTTCGCAAACTTTAGCTTGCTCCGCAAATGGTTGTGAACTAGTTGATATAGGAGGATAAATGCAGGTAAATCTTAAATTTGTTGATGATAAAAAACTAAAGCAAATACCAAAATATTCAACAGTTGGATCTGCTGGTATGGACGTTTGCTCTTCTGAAGAAATTATTGTTCAGCCAAAATCAATAGCTTTGGTAAAAACAAATCTTTCACTAGAAATACCAAGCGGCCATGAAATACAGATAAGATCAAGGAGCGGTTTAGCCGCAAAAAGCGGTATTTTTGTTCTGAATGCTCCAGGTACTATAGATTCTGATTATAGAGGAGAGATAGGGGTAATACTTTATAATATAGGTGATAAAGAATTTATAATAAAACCAGGAGATAGAATAGCTCAGGCCGTTCTTTCTAAATACGAAAGAGCTGAAATCATAATCGTAGAATCGATTTCTAAAACAGAAAGAGCTGATGGCGGCTTTGGTTCTACGGGTATAGAATAGTGTATATATTTTTATGGCAATCAGCGCAGAAAAATATATAATGAAAAACAAAGTTGAATTGCTCAAGCTGTACTCGGCATTTTATGCTGGTCTTGAATTAGATACATATATATACGAAAACGTCTTAGAAAAAGACATAAAAAAGAAGGCTTGCGAGCTAGCCTCTCTTTGCCACAAATATGCAAATAGCGATTTAGAATTTTCTATAAATAAAAATATTCTAATCACAAAAACAGACGAGTATATAATAGAGGAACTCTACTCTGTAGTTTTATGCGAAGAGCAAGTAAAAATAGGAAACCTAACTAGAGAGGGCGATTTCTACATGTCTTCCTCTTCAGAAGATTTTAAGACTATTCCTAGATATAAAAAATATATAAGAGTCAAATAATGCCAATATACCCATTTTACTGTGATACTTGCGGTTTCTCAGAAGAGCTTTTTTTAAAAATGACAGATGAAAAGCCAACCTCGTGTCCCAAAAAATGCGGTGGAAAATACATAAGAGACTACTCTGGAATAAATACTGTAATAGATGCTAGCCAACCTAAAACAATTGGTGATTTAGCTAATAAAAATACGGAAAATCTTGTGAAAGAAGGCAAACTTCCGAAGTCTGCGCTAGAATTTGATTCTAAAAAGAAGGCTCTTAGAAAGAGGAAGGCGCACATGCGCGATCTAGCCAAAATGACTCAGGCGCAAAAGACTCATTACATAATGACAGGAGAGAAAAAAATTTGAGCTTTAAAGTTGAACAAATAAAAAAAGAAGGATTTGAAGCAACTATTGGAACCTTAATATGTGACAACACAGGTCTTAAGATGGCTGAAATAATAATAAGATCTTCTGATATGGATAACTATATCGAGGCTCGTTGGCAAAATGAAAAGCTTCCAACTTCTGGCACGCATCTTGTTAAAGGAAAACTTTCTTGTAGCCCAATAGAAACTCCAACACAAAAAACTGCTATAATAAAATCGGTTGTAATAAGCAAGGATGACAAGCAAATAAATAGACTTGTTGTTAAAAAAATATGAAATTCATAAGCGAACAAAAACAAATAATTAACAATGACAGTCCTTCCGTTGAATACTACAATGAACAAGGCGTTGGTTGTGAATCGGAAGAAAGCGCTGCAGCAAAAAAGACTCTAGCTGGATCTACAACAAAACACTTTGTAAAGCAATCAAAAAGACAAAGAAGACTATTCAATCCTATAATAGATGATATAGATCAGAAAAGCGTTCTCAGAACTGAAAATGAGTTTTTGTTTCAAGAGGTAAACAAGGAATGCTTTGAGGAATATCTAAAGTATCTAAAGAATAGAAATAGTTACTTTTTAATGCAGGCAAACACATTTTGGAAAAGATAATGAACAAAACAAAAATATTGAAGTTAAAAAAAGACGTATTCAATGCCGTATCTAACAATTGCAGAGATTCAGATTCAGAGATTATTTGTGAAAAAATTTCAGCAATTTTAGATGAACACTTCAATCTAGTTGAGCAAAAGTCGTCAAAATCTAAGCCATATCTAGCATCAACTGGGTCTACTGAAAAGCAAACCTTTGCAATAAGAACCAAAGGCGAATCTCAGAGAGCTGATGGAGCGAGGGGATTATAATGAGAACAGAACCACACCAATCACTAGAAGTTTTTTGGGGTATTAAGTTTAACGACGGTTCTCATGCTCTTGAGGATGTAAAAACCCCTGGAGAAAAATCTGAATGGTTCTGCATTCAAGATTTAGTAAACAAAGAAAAATATCCAGTATTTCTTAAGTTGTTTAAAAGAACTAGTCAAGGTAATAAAGATTATAAGAGCGTTTGCGTTGGAAATGGAACAGCTAAAAGCTTCTTCTTTTCAAAAAGAGCGTCTTTAATTCTCGGAGAAGATTCATCAAAAGAACATTATGGCATAGGCTATCATGATAGTGAGTCACGCAAGGTTTTGATATCTTGGTATGACTCAAATTTGAATCTCGTTGAAAAAGAAGAAAGAGAAGCTTACATATGCCAGGACATATTGATCCCAAAGATTACGACAGCATCTTCGTACCAAAGCTCAAAGTACCAATATCCGCCCACATCACAGAAATTATAATTGATAATAAAATTAAGTGGCGGGCAAAATCAGGGGCTGAAATAACAAGGCCCCTGGTTCCTTTTTGGAGAAAGTCTGTTTGCAAGGAAAATCCTGCGCTTAAACAATTGTCCGAAGAGTATGGCTTAGAAATTTCGTACGTCAAAAACCTTCTTAAGGTATTCAGTAGCAAAAACGTTTTATCATACGTTAAAGGCAGGGGAATTGTAACATTTAGATTTTTGCCTTTAGACAAGCAAAAAACTGTTATATATAACCTATACCAATCAGAGCTTTCTAGCTCAAACGAAGAACAAGAAAAGAAGGTTGTCGATATCCCGAAGGACCTAACCTTTACTAGGAACACAAAGAAAGAATCAATAATATGAGTAAATCAGATCTAACCCTAGAAAACTTTTTAATACCAATAACGTCGCTTAAGGAAGAACAGGGAAGAACATTCAAGACAACACTATCTCTTGATATAGCCTTATCTGGCGGTATACCAGAGGGTTCTAGCGTTTTGATGAGCGGCAAGCCAAAGGTTGGAAAGACGACTCTTGCTCTGCATTACGTTCAACAATGTCACAGAGAAGATCCAACTAAAAAGGCCTTCTTTTTTGATGTTGAGGGTCGTCTTAGAACAGAACTTCTAGACTGTTTTCCAGACTTGAACAGAGAAAATGTTGCAATAGTCAGATCAAATGAAAACAAGATACTCAGCGCCGAAGACTTTCTTAATCTGCTGTACACTACGCTCAAAGACTACCCTAGATGCATTTGTATACTAGATTCGATAGCCGCACTATGTCCTGAGGCTGAGCTTTCTTCAAATATAGGCGATGGCGTTAAAATGGCTGGAACTGCTAGTCTAATGTATAAAATGTTTAGACGAGTAAGCCAAATATTACCTGTCACAAAAAGCACCTTCATAGCACTCACTCACATGATTGCTAATCCCAACCCTGGACCTGGCAAAAAGAGTTACGGGGTCGGTGGAAATGCGCCTCAATACGGAGCTTCTGTTTGGCTTGAGGGTGGTTGGAAACAAGATATAGAGGACACAAACAGTAAAACGATAGGCCAAAATGCGCATTTTTACATAGTCGCTTCGGCTCTTGGTTCGCCAGGCGCCGATGTGTCTATACCTATAATATACGGAAAGGGCGTCGATGAAACGATGGATCTTTTTAATCTAGCCTGTGAATTTGGTATAATATCAAAATCTGGAGCATGGTACACAGTCCCAGGAAACAAAGAAAAACTTCAAGGCCAAATGAATGTAATAGATCACTTGAGAAAAAACGAACAGCTAAGCAAAGAAATTTATGATCAAATAAGAACAATGGCTATATAAGGAGTATATATGAATTTCAAGAAAATAAAAGATAATAATGAAATAATCGCGAGTCCACTTTCCGCTGAAAGCCTAAAAATGGTAAAGGTTTCTTTCACATTTCCAGTCTGGAAAGACTGGGCTGTTAGGGATATAATGGCAGAAATTAATGATATGAGTCTAGAGGATATCCCACACGAAATAGAGGAATCCTCTGTAACAGTTGAAGATCTTGTGAAATATAGTAAAGAAGTCAAGGGATGGTACTTTTACCACAGAAATCACGATATAAGTCTAGAAGACATAATTTCTAACTCAAAGAAAAAGACAAAGAAGAAATGAAAGTAAAATCTGTGAACGATCCGACCAAGATAATAACTTGGGATCTTCGAGAAAGTTCATGGCCAATGAAATCATCCTACACTTGCAGATCTAAAATCCAACATGAGATAGGCAAGATTATAAAGGGTAGATATCCATTAGACCCGGTTCTTGAAGATATAACAATACCAGACACTAGGCTTTCGTTAGATTTTTATATTCCGCACAGGAAGATAGCGGTTGAAGTTCAGGGCGAACAACACGACGAAATGAATCCGTTTTTTCATAAATCTAATGCTGAGTTTGAAGGTCAGAAGCAAAGAGACGAAACAAAAAAATTCTTCTGCGAGCTTAATAATATAAGACTAATTGAGATCAGGAATATTAAAGATGCAGCAAAATACTTCTTCTGAAGACAAGTCAATAAAAAATAAGATTCTAGAAAAGATAAACCAGATGCAAGGAACTGTCTCTTTAAATTTTACTGTTCCAGAAGAAATTGATACTATAATAAATCTATCTAGACAACAGCTTAAGAGCATAGGAGGCGAAGAGCTTTCTATAAACTGTATAAGACTAGCTCAATACGCGCTATTTATAAAGACTGAGATAAATAAAATGAAATCAGCTAGGGACTGGTGTGAGGCAAACATAGATAGTATAATCGGGAGAGAGATATCAAATACAAACGGATACGGCTTGGGCGAGAAAAGTCTTATAATTAAAAGAAATGATCCCGTGGCCAAGGAATTAGAATCTGCAAAAATACAATTTGCCTCCAAGGTTACGATGCTTGAAGACATAGACAGAAAGATTGAATTTTTAGCAAACTCAATGAAATCTCTAGCTATAGAAAAGAGAGTTTAAAATGAATGACAGAAAAGAACAATTACAAAAAGCAATAATGACGAATGATATGGAGCTTGTCAGGGATTTTTATGAATATATATTTGGGGATAAGCCGCCGAAGACTCTAGCATCTACAAATAAAAGCTCTGTGGCTGAAGACTATCGTAAAAAAATCCGAATGGCAATTCATATACTCTCAGATGAAGCTGAAGATTTAGAGTATATAGACACTCATGAGGTTGTCAAGGAAAAACCAAGGCCTGCAGCTACTAACAACTCTGATATGCAATTTATATCTAGCAAGGACTTTGAGCTTCCAGAAGATAATAATCCAGAGTACGAAAAACTAGCTAAATCAATCCCAAAAAGAAAAAAAGAAAAAAGACCAGATTATAAAGCAAATGTAGTTAAGTGTGCGTTATGTGGTTCTGATTTTGATTTTAATAAAGAATACCCAGTCGGTATGCTAGAATCGGGCGCGAATGCCAAGATCAAATGCAACAAGTGTCGTGCAGGATAAGTCTTTCGATATAGACTCTGAGGTATCAATTCTGGGATACGCTGTAAAATGCGGGTCTCAGAATTTTTATTCTGGCATATCAGATATAGACTCTTCCTTTTTCAAGGATAAAGATCACGGTCTTATTTTTGAGTCTATCAAAAATTCATATGAGTCTCGCCATTCAGAAGAACCGTCAATAGAGGCCGTGGCAAATTTTGCTAGAAATTCCGCATCATGGACAACCCATGATAAAGAAACTTTCCTAGAAAAATTGGAAGCCTGTTACTCAAAGAATGTTAGCGAGGCCGATGCCAATCTCGCGCTTAGGCGTGTCAAGTATTGGCATATAGTTAGAAAGCTAGGCAGTAAGCTAAAGGAGTCTTATTCAGATCTCTGCAAGACTAGCGGCGACGAAGACATAGTCGAAATAGTAACCAAGGTAGAAGAGACCATATTTAGTTTCATTCCAGAGATAAAGAAGGAAAACGATTATGTAAATATATGTGACTTTGCTCTTGGGCATATAGAGTATATTAAAAATAATCCAGTAAGCTATGCTGGTATGCCGACAGGATTCCCTAGGTACGACCAGTGCATAGGTGGTGGATATAGGAGAGGAACGGTTAATGTAGTTGGCGCTAGACCAAAGGTCGGTAAAAGCACCTTTTGCCTTAACGTTGCAAAGAATGTTGCCTCAAACGGCGTTCCTGTTCTTTACCTAGATACAGAGATGAAGAAAGAAACACAGACTGTAAAATGGGTTTCTCTTTGTTCTGGAATACCACAATCTGAGATCGAAACCGGCGCTTTCGCCTCTAGCGAGAGATCTTCATTTATAATTAAGGAAACTATAGAGAACCTTAAATCAACTCCTTTTTATCACACGTCTGTAGCAGGACTTAAGCCGCAAGAGATATTCTCGGTTTGCAGAAGATGGCTAGCTAGCATTGTTGGTAAAAACAAAGATGGATCGACTAAAGACTGCCTAATTATTTTGGATTATCTAAAAACAATGGATCTAGGAGATTTGGGCGATTTTCAGGAGTACCAATACTTAGGAGATTTTATAACAAAGCTTCACAACTTTGCCGTGAAAAGCGATGTTCCAGTTCTAGCAACAGTTCAGTTAAATAGAGATGGAATAAATAAAGAAGACACTAGTGTTGTTTCTGGAAGCGATAGAATTCTTTGGCTTTGCTCAAGTTTAGCTTATTTAAAGAAGAAGACCGACGAAGATATAGCCGCTGGTGACAGCAAGGCTAACGGCGACAGAAAAATGGTTGTTGTTGAAACTAGATACGGAAAAGGCATGGATTCTTCCTCAGAGTACATAAATGTAGTTTCAAACATGGACAAGTCACAATTCACGGAAGGAAAGTTTAACTTTGAGGTTATTGGTGAAGGTCTAGAAAATGATGACGACGACGAAGATCTCCAGTTCTGAACTTAAAAAATTAGCAGATTCATACGATCTTCCAATCCTAGAGGCTCTAGGTTTTGATTCTATAACACCAAAGGGAATTCAGCAAAAATGCATAATACACGGCGGTGATAATCCAGCCGCATTTTCTTTTGATAGAAGAAGAATGTGCTGGTCGTGCTTCACTCACGGCTGTCACAAAAAATACGGAAACGACATAATAGGCTTGATAAGAGCCGTAAAGAACTTTGGCTACAATGATTGCGTTGATTGGATTCTTCAGATTGTCAACAATCCAGAAATAAACGCTGGATATACACCTGAAGAAAAAGTCTTCACTTCAAATCCGCCAAATAAAATACTAGACGAATCAATATTAGAAAATCTAGAGGCTGACTTTTCAAGCATATCTGATAGAAGTTTCTCGGAAAAGACTTTGTTTCATTTTCAGTCTGGGGTTCCCAAAAACAAAGTTAAAATGCAGCACAATAGATTGATGATACCTATAAGAAATGAGGGCGGGCAGCTGGTTGGTTTTACTGGCAGAAGCGTTTATGAAAAAAGTGATAGAACTGGCGGATATCATCCAGAATGGGCAAATGCTGAGGGTAATTTCACTGCAATTTTTTCAAAATGGAGACACTACCCAAAAGGTCTTAACAAGAGCGGGGAGCTTTATAATTTTCACGAAGCAAAAAGATGGGCCGAAAGACTAGGATTTCTTATAGTAGTCGAAGGTCCATTTGACGCTTGGAGACTTTGGGAGTTTGGTGTTAAAAATTGCGTAGCTTCTTTTGGTTGCTCATTGTCAAAGGATCAGTTTGATAAAATAAAGAAACATAATTTTAAATGCATAGCCCTAGCTTTTGACTCTGACCTTGCTGGTAAATCTGGCTTTGAAAAAGCTGATTCTATTTTTAAAGATAGAATTTCAGTAGAAAAATTAATACTTCCTGACAACAAGGATCCTGGAGATCTTAAGACAGAAGACTATAATATGTTCATAAAACCTCAACTATCAGTATTGAGAAGGCGCTATGAATACAAAGATAATAATCATAACGGGTAAAGCACAAAGCGGAAAAGATACCTCCGCGAATTTAATTAAAAAAAATCTGTGTTCTTTTGGTAAAACTTGCGATATATACGCATTTGCTGGAGAATTAAAAAACATATGCGAGAACATATTTGGGCTTGCTAATCAGCAGTGTTGGGGTTCTGATTTTGATAAGAACACCAAAACAAATTTTAAGTGGCGAGATCTACCCTTACCAAAAGACAGATTGGCTATTATAATGAATAAACCAAGTGCGCCAAAGCTAGACGATAGCTTAACTGCTCGTGAGGTTATGCAAATATGGGGTACAGATATTTTTAGAAAATTTGACAACGATTGCTGGGTTCGCTCTACAATAAAGAGAATCAAAAAAGAGAGTCTTGATTTTGCAATTATTGCAGACGCTAGATTTCCAAACGAAATAGATTATTGTTTAAAATATAAGCCTACAGTAATAAGATTGACTAGAAACGTCACATCAAACAATCATGAGAGCGAAGTAGCTTTAGATAATTACAATTTCGACACCATAAAAAGCTACACCATAGACAACCAACATATGTCCATAGAAGAACAGAATGAAAAACTAAAAAATATAATGAAAGAGATAATTAATGATAGTTGCGATGAATGAATCTTCAATACTGTCTGACATATACGACAGCGATAATCCAGCAAGGATTAAGATATACAACTCCATAAGAAAATTTCTTGCTTCATTCCCAAAAGGAACCATTCATTGTATTGGAAAATATAAAAACGGAATATCAATGGATTTTTGCGAGGTCTGTTCTGAAATAGGCATCTTAAGAGAAGTAGTCGTTCCTTACGAAGATAATGATCATAGTTGGCCAGATCCCATAAAGAACAAGTTTAAAAAAATAATAAAAAGCTCTAATTCTGTTTTTTTGGTTTCTACTGGCGGATTTAATCCAAAAAAAATAAAAGATATGAACAATTATGTTTATAAAAAATCAGATTATATAATAAACATAGTTTCATCCGAAAAAAACTTAGAAATCAAAGTGGTTAAAAATGGAAATAAAATTTCTTAGAGCTTCTTCAATAAACTCTTATAGAGGTTGCGAGTTTGCTTTTTTTATGGAGCAAATCTTAGAGATACCAACAAAGAGCGGAAAAAAGGCACTGTTAGGCACTATTACTCATCATGTGCTAGAACTAATGGCAAAAGCAAAAAAGCTAGGTCACAATGGTGGCTTGCTTTTTGATCATGAAAAGCTTCTTGATATATGTTGGAATAGATATACAAAAGAAAATCCAGAAATGGATTTAAAAAAGGGCGACAAAAAATTTTGTCTTTCATCAATTCAAAAAGTTATAAATACTTTTTATGATCCAAAAAATCTCAACGTTCTGCATACAGAAAAACAGTTTAGGATACCATTAACAGATCCTGTTTTTAAATATGAATATTATGATATAGTAAAAGGTGTTGTTGAAAAAGGAAATTATGAGATAAGGGGGACGATAGATTTGATAACCCAGGTTGACAACGAAACTATTGAGGTTGTTGACTGGAAGACTGGATCTAGAAAATGTTGGAACACAGGCGAGAACAAGGAGTTTGAGTATCTTCAATCAAAAGACATACAGCTAAGAATGTATGACCTAGCCTGCTATTTAATGTTTCCGCAATACAAGAACAGGCTTCTAACCATTCATTTTATCAATGATGGTGGACCTTTTACTGTTGCTTTTTCCGACGAAGACAGAAAAGAGACCCTGTCCATAATAGAAAAAACATTTAAAAATATTAAATGGAACCAGCTTCCAACTAGACTAAAAGAAAGCAACGCTAGCGATAGGTGGAAATGTAAAAGTGTTTGCCACTTTGGCAAAACAAAAACAGCAGCCGGCTGCAGCATTTGCGACACAATACATTCTTACGTTGTTGGAAACGGTATAGACCAGACGATACTAGAGATAGATAAGCTAAAGAAATCTAAGCAAGAACTAAAAAACAAAACTAGCGATAGGAGAAACGTTTTTGAATAATATGAACTACACACCACTACATGTACATACATGCTGGTCTCTCTTAGACAGCACGGTTGACGTAAATGAATATGTCGCAAAAATAAAAGAGACTGGAGGCTCTGCTTGCTCAATAACCGATCATAATAATTTAAAAGCGGTTGTTCCATTCTTCAAAGCGTGTAAGGCTAGGGGAATAAAGCCAATAATAGGCGTCGAAGTGGACGTTTATTTAACTGACGAAAAATTTATTGGCAGGCTAACGCTGATAGCCAAAAACAAAGTTGGCTACAAAAATCTAGTAAATATAGTCTCAAACGCTAGATCAGAGTCTGTGTTTAAAAAAGAGACTACGCCAAAAACTTTTTTCAAAGATCTTCACCAATACTCTAGCGGGATCATATGCATGATCGGTGACTTAAGAAGCGAAATTTTTCATTCTTGCTTTGTTAATTTTGAAATGGCGTACGGCTCAAATAGCGAGGAAGAGTGCGAGAGCCTTCTTAGGCAGGACTGGAAAGAAAAAGTAAATGAGGTATTAGAAAAATACAGGAAGGTATTTAGCGATGTATTTTTATATTTTGATTATTCAAAACTTCCAATTATTAAGGTTTTAGGCCAAAAAATAAAACAAGAATTTTATGAAGCTATACCCTCTGTAAATGTGCACTATATATCAAAAGAAGATTATCAGATTCACAGTCTTATATCAAGCGACTCAGAGGCTTTGTCTTCAAATATAGATGATTCTAGAATTTTTGAAGAAGAGTATTGCTTTTGCCACCTTACAAAAACAATTCCTTCTGGCGAAAAGACCAAATTGGTTGTAGATTTGGTTGAGGACTTCTCAATAGAAGAGCGCCCCATGATACCAGATTTCAAGGTTAAAGGACATGAAATACAGGATCAGGACGAGTATCTTAGAGATATTTGCAGAAAGGGCTTCTTAGAAAAGATATCGCCAAAGATTTCTTCAGACGCAAACCTCAAAAACATCTACCTAGACAGGATTAGACACGAGTTAGGTGTTTTCAAGCAGGCTAAGATATCAGGATATTTTCTAATCGTCAAAGACATTGTTGATCACATTAAACAAATGGGCTTTCCAGCAGATAGCCGCGGCTCTTCTTCAGGCTGCTTAATTTCCTACCTAATAGGTGTATCGTCAATTGATCCAATAGTGCCAGATGCATCACTTGCATATGCAAAAGAAAGAGAGCTTCCTTTTGAAAGATTTTACAACGAAGGAAGAAACACCGCTAGTAATGTTTCTTTGCCAGACATTGATATGGACGTACCCCCTTCCATAAGAGACGATGTTATAAAATACCTACGCGAAAAATACGGAAAAGATCAAGTGGCTCATATAATCACGCATTCTAGGTTTAAAGGTAAGGGTGCGATAAAAGAAGCTTTTAGAATATTAAAACCTGTTAACAATTACTTTGATGTATCGAATGAAATAACAAAGCTTTTTGTTGATGAGAGCAAGATATCAGATGAATTAATTGAACTTCAAGAAGAAGACCCGTCATACGGAATTATAAGATGGAATATAGATAATATTACTGATGTAAATAAGTTTTACAATCAATACAAAGAGGCTTTTGATTTTGCTATAAAAATAGAAAAGTTGCCAAAAAACGAAAGTGTTCATGCTGCTGGTATAATAATAGGCGATAGACCGTTATATAAGCACTTTCCAATGACATATTCAAGCAAGTTAGGTCAGATGGTAATTGATATCGAAGGTTCAGATTTAGAAATTCTTGGAGGCGTTAAGTTTGATATATTAGGAGTTTCTGCTATAGAAAAGGTTTTCCAGATAGAGAAAATGATAAATAAAAAACTTAATGAGGTTAGATTTGGAGAATTAAATTGAAACCTATATCTAGCGCTTCAATATCGATAAAAGAAGATAGCGATAGGATATTAATGCAACAAAATGGTCAAACTATAGCTATAGCTAATATAAATGATGTGATGTTGGCAATAGAAATTTTAAGCGCTTTTAAACACAGATTTTTTATGACCAAATCCTATAATTATAATTTTGTGTATAAAAATAGTGATGGACCGCTTTAATTTAAATAAGCACATAAATCTAGCCGCCGCAAATTACTTTATAAAGGCCGATGATGAGTTATCGGATGATGAGCTATCGATAGAAGAAGGTGCTTTGTTTGATGCTATTAGGCAGAGCATGAATCCTGAGACGGAGGAGGGCGTTTGGCAATTTATACAGCAAAATCTTGCGTCTATCTTGAGTGGAAGCGGCATCGCGCTGACATTAATGCTTAATCAAAACTTTAGAAATTGGATGAAGAGAATAAGCATTAGTTTGTGGAATATGTTTAAAAGATCTGGTCTTTCTTCTTCTCAAGCATTACAAAAAGTAATCCTCTTCTTAAGAGATCTATTTAAAAGCGGTCCAAATAACCCAAATAATCCTTTATCCCAAGATTGCATGGACGCTCTCAGAGGCCTAAAGGATATATTCTTAACGATATCTCAAATGCCTATTGAAACATCGATTACCGCATTGATAAACGCTCTAACTGAAGCTGTTTCTTTAGCGGCTAGCATAATAGCTAAACTAGCCTCTTGCACTGGTATTGGGGCACAATACGCGTATAATTTCATATATGAATGGCTACTAATCTTGCTAGGTGAAGGACTATCAGCAATGGGGCTTACTCAAGATCAAATAAAGCAATTTATAAAGAAACTGGTAGAATGGATTCTTAACGGAGCTAAGGTTCTAGAAATTCCACCTCTGCCATACGTTTTACCATTTAGTCTTCCAAGATTAGATCCAAATTGCGTAAATCCTAGAAACTATCTAAAAGATCTAAGAATTCATAGAATAGAAAACAATGAATATGTTGTGCCATTTTTAGCTGGCTTAGCTTGGGCCGCGCTAATAGTGGCCGCTGTTGCCGCTGTTTTAGCTGCTCTTCCCGCAATATTGGCTGGATCAACAACAGTTGGCGCTGTTTTAACCGCTGCTGGCATAACGGCGCTAGGGCTATCACAAACAGCTTCAGCTGCTGGCTATGAAATGACAGAAGAACAAATTGAGGCATTTATATTAGAAAAGGCTAAAGAAGCCGCTAAATGTAAGGGCGTAAGTGTTGAAGAAAATTCAGACACGCCAGAAGACAATCAAACAAACCCAGCGCTTAGTCCTTCGAGATAAATCTAAGATTTAGCCTAAAAAGAATTTTCGCAATTGCTGAAGCTGTTTCAGAAACGCTTTCTTCTGATAATTCAGGGTGGGTTGCGTGCAGCATTTCATGTATAATTGTGTCTAACTTATCTTTTTCTGATAAATTCCTATTTATCCAAATCTCTGGTTTCTTGTACCTGTGATCATCACATTCTCCAAAAGATCCTGGCATATCCTTAGATTTTACAAATCTAATAGTCCAATTCTTTCCATTAAACTTAAATTTTACTTTTTCTTCTTTCTTTGCGGGTGGCATGATGGTAAAAGATCTACATCAAATGGCTTTCTCTTGAAAGACCCTGTCCTTAGAGCGTGAAGAAAACCGTTAACTCTACCATATCCCCACTGCTGTGGCCCTGTAACATTTGGTCTTACGCTTTCAGGATTGGTTTTATATGCACCAACGCCTCTTCTAAAAACGGCCATTAATGTTTTTGTAGATGTTTTTTTGCAAGAATCTTGACCATATTTCTCATTATGATCAGTTGCCTTTTTAGCTAGAGTTTCTCTAACTGACTTACTCTGTTCTTCGCCTAAAGCAAAAAAAATAACATCTAAAAAACTTAGATTAACTTCTGACATCGGTACTTCTATATCTTCACTGTTCATTTTTGCTACTCCGTTTGGTAATAAACTCTCTGTAGGCCCATAGGAAAGCTATTATTGCTATTGGCGCATACCAAAAAATCCAACCGTAACTATTACCACTCTGACCAGAATCTATACCCTTTTTAATTGCATATGTCATAGGCGAATCATTTCTTTCATCTGGAATGAATTGTGGTCCAGAAAAACAAGAACTCATAATTAGGGTTAGATAAATTATTGTTAGCTTTTTCATGTTTTATTTCCCGCAGAGGCGCTACCAAAATAAAAACCAACAATACTCAAAAGTATTTGCCTGTATTCTCCAGCATACAGATATCCGTTTATCTCAACGAAAAAAGTTTTATTAAAACTAGGTATAAATCCTAAGAAATATTCTGGAGACTCTGTTTGAACTTCTACGAAAGTTGGTATTCCAAAAAACGGTAAAACGAATGGCGCGGCTAATGTGGCAAAAAGAACAGTAAGAACTATAAGTTGTCTTACGCCCTTTCCAATATCTATTGGTACTCTTTTAACAGCGTTGTCCTTAGCTTTTTCTTTTTGTTCGTTTAAAGCTATAAGCCTCTCAAAAAGCTGCTTGTCGTTATCTCTTTTCTCTGCTAGATAACGAAAAACAAAGCCTGTTATTCCGCCACCCAACATAGAAAGGAGTTCTACAGGTATCATGATTTATCTTTATTGAATTTTGATATTTTTTTATGCATCTGTTGTCTATTTGAGCAAGGCATAAAATAATTTGTGTTTGGTTTCAAACCAGGCTGTTTCCCATCTATATTAAAAAATCTTTGTATTGTATCACAACCTAATTTTTTTGCGAGTTTTCTGGCCGCCTTTTTCTTCGTAAATGTATATGATTTATAATCTTCCTTGTCAATTTCTGAAGATGTATAATCAGTTACACTCTTTTTCTTTTCCCACATTCTGCAAGACCAGTATCTAGCCTTCCATTTTGGGCCTGGATTGTCATCACAGCTGTGTCTCGATCTAAAATTCTTTCTCCTGTTGTCGCTGTCTCTTTTTATTTCCATATTTGGATCTCCAAACATAACACGGACAACGTTTCCTTTGTCATTTTTCACATAAACGTAGAATTTTTTCTTTCCGTAACCAGGATCACCTTTACCTATTCGTCTAGGTTTGTTTAAAGTTACATTTTTTTTATCCATTTAATAAATCCTCCTGCTGCTGAATTCTTTCTTGTATTAATTGCTGTATTTCACTATCTGACATATCGGCCAGAGCCGCTCCTGAACAAGTAAGCGCCGCCCCGCCAGTTACCGCAAGCGCTATTGGTGCGGCTGCTCCACCAGTAAAGACTATTATTGCAACCGCACCTATACCAACCGTAGTCCATAGAGCCACTTGACCCCAATCTACACCTGCCGTTGGTCCTTGCGTAGTTTGACAACCATACCGTCGAACTACACAGTCTGCAGCCCAAGCAGCCGCAAGCTGTGGATTATAATTTCTGATCATAGCACCTAAGGCTAAACTAGGCTCTAATGCTCCAGTAAGCACTTTATCAAATATGTCCTTAAGGCCACCAAGTTCATCAACACCAGCAAAAGGACTAAATTCTATCAAAAGGTCTAAAAATTTTTTAAACTCTAAATTACATTCCCCATTAGAAATTATTGCTAAAAGATCGCGCATATCTGACAGAAGATCTGATAATGTCTTAACAATCAAAATAATCCCTTCGCTTTCTGCTATTCTCGGCTCTCGCAGAATTCCCCAAAATCTTCCAATCCAAGTCTGTGCAGGATTAGCTATAGTAGATGCTGGAACTGAATCTTTAAATATATTTATAAAAGCCTCTAACTCAGCAATAATTCTTTTCATTCTTGGATCTTTAAAATACTTTAAACAATTTGGCGGCAAATTTTTTAGCCAGTCCTTAATTTTAACAACAGCTGCGGCACCCAAAAAAGTAAGAGAAAATAGAACTGAAACGGTATCAACCTCGGTATTACTTATCCCAAGAAAAGATTCTCCTAAAAGTTCCGCATCAGGCAGTTCCGCATCAGGCACAGCTGTGATACTATCAATCCTGACCTCTTCATTCGCGGCCGTGTTAAGTAAGAATTTAATATTTAATTGTTTTTTATTGTTTTTCATAAAACGTTCTCTAGTTGATCCTCTGTTTTTACCAAAACATCCCCATTTTTGTAAGTATTTCCAAAGTTTTCAACTTTATAGTGGATTAAGTACCCAGAATTGTTTGGTAGACTTTCAATCTTTACGACCTTTCCAACGCTTCCATAATGTAAACACTTCGCATTTATGTTCTTAACAGTATCGCCAACCATGAATCCTTTATAGCTAGCGGTTAACTTGTTAAGGAGTTTTTGTATTGATTTTGATAGGGACATTTAACTAACCCAATAGTGTATACACAATTATGCCAACACATCAGATCCCAGGTGATTTCTTAGATTTTGTCAAAGAAACTTGCGCTAGAAATGGCATTAAGCTTAAGATAGGCAGGGGCAAGTCTGTTGTTATGAAACCTTTTGGGTTTAGAGTTTTAGGATATTTTGACGAAGGCGGTTCAATACTTGCCTGTGCCAGCGGAGGGTCCGCGCAAGATTTTCTTTCAACACTAGTTCATGAGTTTGCGCATGTTTTACAGTGGATTGAGGGAGACAAAACGTACAAGTTCTGCGATCATAGAAAATATGGCAGTGTTCAAAATGCGGTTTGTATGTGGATAAATAATGAGATAACTTTGAATAATAAAATCTTAATTAGGTACACTCAAAAAATGATCGATTGTGAATTAAACGCAGAAAGAAGAGCAGTAAAACTAATAAAAGAATTCAATCTTCCAATTGATCTAGACATATATAAATCTAAAGCTTCAGCCGTTCTTTATAGTTATTGGGTTTCAATAAAAACCAAAAAATGGGACGCTAAGATAGGTAAAAAGCAAATGGCTGCTAGTGGAAGATCGCTTAAAAGGTCTTTTAGGAGTCTTCCAAAAAACGTCGAAAGATCCTTCATAGGCGCCTAAAATGATTCATGGCCAACAATAAGAATTTCGTTGTTTTTGACTTAGAAACTAGCGGGTTAGATCCTAAAGACGGCGCTGAGATTGTTCAGATATCAGCGGTTGCTTTAAAATATTCAGACTACTCTGAAATAGAAAATGGTAGGTTTGATTTGCTTATAAAGCCTCAAAAGCCCGAAAGGGCTAGTCCAGACGCTATAAAGGTGATTGGCGAAGATTTATGGAGTAGGGCTAAATCTGATGGACTTCATCCAAAGGTTGGCATAAGAAAGTTCAAAGAGTTTTTAGACTCTGTTAATCATACAAAGAAGTTTTGGACATCCCCAGTTCTTGTTGGCTTCAACATAGTAAACTTTGACATACCATTCCTTAAGCACCAGATGCTTGAATACAAGATAATATCAGAAAAAGATGATTTACCCTGGTCTAACATGCAAATAGACATGTTTCCATTGATGTTTTGCATATTTGGAAGAGACGGTTTGAAAAACAACAAGATGGACACGTATGCAGAGATAATAGGACTTAAGAGAGCAACCGCAAATCACGACGCTGCTGAGGATGTAGACATAACAAAAAAGATGTTCCAAAGATATATGAACTTCATGAACTTTAAAATAAGACCAAAAATAAACGCTCAAAAAGAAACCCAAGCAAATTAAAATGACATTTGAGACATCAAACATATCGTTAAAAAACGACAAGGCTTGGCGGCTAATACAGAATGGTCACACTATAGGCGTATTCCAACTAGAGAGTGATCTCGGTAAGAAATGGTCTGCTACAATAAAGCCCTCTAATATAAATGAGCTTAGCGCCGTAATATCATTGATAAGACCTGCGTGCCTAGAATCTGGAATGACCGAGACTTATTCAAAGGTAAAAAGTGGATTAATTGAGAAGCCAGATTACAATGATGAGTCTGTTAATTCGATACTGTCCCCAACAATGGGTGTTCTTATATATCAAGAACAGCTGATGAAATTTGGTGGCGAAATAGCTTGGAGGGATCTTCCATACCTTGATAGACTTGTGATTGTTGATAAGCTTAGAAAAGGCATTGGTAAGAAGGATCAAAAAATAATTATTGATCTTAGGGACAAATTCATAGCAGGATGTCTTAAGAACGGTAGATCAAAAGAAATGGCTGAAAAGCTTTTTTCTCTTATCGAAGGCGCTGGTAGATATGCTTTTAACGATGCTCATGCTAAAAAATATGCGCTTTGGGCTTACAAAACAGCCTACGTAAAAGCAAACTTTCCGCTTGAATTTTATTGCGTCTATCTAACCTACAGCAAAGGTAAACAGAAGCCTAGAGAGGAGATAGAGGATTTGATAAACGAGGCTAAGATGCTTGGTATAAGTATAGAAAAACCTTCTGTTTCAAAGTCAAATTTTGACTTCTCAATAAAAGAGGGCGTCATTCATTATGGTCTATCTCACATAAAACAGGTTGGTGAATCTGACGCCGAACTGATAGAATCTATTAGACCAGCTAGTTTTACTAGTTTACTTATCACACACTTCGCGTCTTCAGAAAAAATAAGATCACTAGCCCTAGAAAGCCTTATAAATTGTGGGGCTTGCGATGAATACGGACTATCTAGATCGTGCATGCTATCTGTCTACAACATGCTTAAGCAATTAACTCAAAAAGAGATCGAGTTTATTTTCTCAAAAATAAATTCAGAAAGCGGAGTTCTAGATTTGATTGAGGCTGTTAAAAAATGTTCTGTTGAACAATGCGTAAAGAAAAGAAAAGACATAGTTATGTCAGAAGCTTTGTCAATTGACATAAAGTCTAGCGACTCTGCAGTGATAAAAAATTCTGTTGAAAAAGATCTTCTTGGAATAGCCTTTAGTTATGATTACAATGTAAATGTCGAAGACGACTGGAGTTGCAAGGAGTGTTTCAATAAAATGCGTGTCAACAAAAACATGATTGCGAATCTGACTGTAAAAATAAACGATATCAAGATTACAAAAACAAAAAAGGGCAAAGATCCTGGCAAGGATATGTGCCAACTTTCTATTGCAGACAACACTGGTTTTATAAACGTGGTTTGCTTCCCCGACACATACGAGAAATTTAAAAACTCTATAGCGGTTGGTTCATACTACTCCGTAGTGCTTAAGGGAACTGGATTCGGTTGGTCTGTAAATTCAATTAAAAACGTATAAAAAACTTTTAGGCTTACTATAATCTTTCACGAGGTAAAACATGGCAAATTACAATAAAGTTATTCTTGCAGCAAACTTAGTTTCAGATCCAGAGCTTAAGAACGTTGGAGACTCCAATGTTGTTAGATTTAGAGTGGCTATTAATAGAAAGTTCACGACTAAGTCTGGCGAAAAGAAAGAAGAAAGCACATACATTGATTGCGAGATGTGGGGTGCTAGAGCTAGTGTCATTTCTGAGTATATGACAAAAGGCGACCCAATTCTTATTGACGGAATTCTAAAACAAGAGAATTGGGAAACAAAGGATGGAGAAAAGCGAAGCAAGCACATCATAAGCATTCAGGATTTTGAGTTTATGAGCAATAAGAAGACTGCCGCAACAAGTTCGTCTTCTAACCCTGTAGTAAAAGAGAATAAGCGGCCAACAAGAGAAGCAGTAGCGCAGCTAGAAGATATTCCATTCTGATGAGCGAAGTAAAACTAGAAAAATTTTTAGAATTTTTAAGATCTCAGGGGCTGTTGAAAAATACGGCCCCTGATAACATGGAAATAATAAAGCAATATGCAAATCACGCAACAGCAGGACAACATAAAAGAGTTTTACCAGGGTACGAAGGATTCACACAAGGATCGAAAAAAGCGGGTCCTACTAATAGGTGAATTTAGTCAATTAAATACTGGCTTCGCTGTTATGGCGAACGATCTATTGAAAGAGCTTCACGCTAGTGGAAAATACGAAGTTGCTGAGATTGCTTCGTATATTCAAGATGACGACGCTAGAATAGCAGGCCTTCCTTGGAAGGTTTATCCTGTAATTCCAACAAACCCTCAAGATAGAGAAAACTATAATAATAATTATAGGACTGCGCAGTTTGGTTCTTTGGTTTTTGATAGAGCCGTGCTTGACTTTAAGCCAGATATCGTTTTCTCATTCAGAGATTTTTGGCACGATGAGTGGATTACAAAATCTCCGTCTAGATATCTATTCAACTACGTATGGTCTGCATGTGTTGATTCTGAACCACCAAAGTTAGAGTGGATAGGTGTTTATTCTAGCGTAGATATGATGTCTTCATATACAAATTGGGGCCTTTCTGTTCTAAAGGAATACTCTGGAAGAAAAATTAGAACAGCAAATGTAAACACAATGCCTGGTGTAGATAGGGATATATTTAAAAAATCTGATAAAAGCTTAGCCAGAATGAAGCTAGGTCTAAAAGATGATATAAACATCGTTTTGACTGTAATGAGAAATCAACCTAGAAAGCTTTTTCCAGACTTGATGTACGCATTTTCAAAGGCCTTAGACGATTGGAAAAATGCAGGTAGAGATGATATAGCTGAGAAGACTTATCTGTATCTCCATACTAGTTACCCAGATGTTGGCTTTGATATCGGAAAAGACATTATAAAGTATAAGCTTGGATCAAAGGTTGTTATGACTTACTGCTGTGAATACTGTAAGTCATTCTTTGCTTCATTCTTTAACGGGGAGGTCTGTACTTGTAATAACTGCGGAAATTTCACCGCTCACGCTCCAAATACCGTTTTAGGTTTATCTAGACAAGATTTAGCTACAATATATAATTGCGCCGATCTTTACTGTCAACTCAGTGTGGCTGGCGCCTTAGAGATCCCTCTAATAGAAGCTAAGGCTTGTGGCGTACCTACTATTTCTACAGAGTACGCTGCAATGAAGGAAGTAAGCTCTTTAGGCGGATCTTATGCTGAAATTCCAGTCGCTTATTGGAGAGAGGAGTCTACCAATGAAACTGGTCAAATACGAGCAATGCCAGATCCAGATTATTGTGGAGAAAAGATATTTTCTTTCTTCCAAGAGTCTTCGGAGTTTAGAGATTATATCTCAAATGAAGCTTTAGAAACCGTAAATACCTACCATAAAAATCATACAACTTATGAAAAATGGGATCATATTTTTGAATCAATGCCAAAACTACCAGATGCTAGATGGTATTTGGAACCAAATATTATCGATACATCTAGAATTGAAATTGATTCTATAAACAACGATGAAGATTTTATTGATTATTTAATAATGAATTTTTCACCACCAAAATCTTCTCTTAAGTCGTTTGCTGGAAGAAAAGAGTTTCACACAATGCTAAAAAGCAGAGTCAAGAACTCACAAGAAAGATTTTCTGGAAATGATATAGCTGATATGATTAAAGGTATTGCTAATCAATTCAATATATTTGAACAATACAGATATAAAATTTGTAATAATATCTTAGAGCAACCAAAGAGGTTTGAAATAGTATGAAAATAGCCTATATATCCGTATATAAAGACGGCACTGGTTATGGCAATGCCGCATTATCTATGATAGAGTCGATAAGTAAGGCTGGACATGATGTTGTTCCAATCTGGGTAACTTTAAATAAGACTCCATTTAAAAATAGTGATTTTGTTTCTAAATTGGAGAATAATAATTTAGACGATTGTGATATCGTAATACAACAATGTTTACCAGATATGTTTGTTAGAATATCTGGAGTAAAAAACATAGGCTATTTCTTCTGGGAAACTGATAGTTTTAATTCTTCTGGATGGAAATCTGGATGCGAGTTGATGGACGAGATTTGGGTCACAACTGAAGAACAGTTTTTAGCTTGTGTCAATTCAGGTGTTGATAAATTAAAAATAAAAATAGTAGACCAACCAAAGGAAAAACCAAAAACAAGCAACTCTTTGTTTGATCTTGGAAAAGAAGTTAAAAATACATATAAATTTTATACAGTATCTGATTACTCAAATAAAAAGAATGTAAACGCACTTATACATGGGTTCCTTACAGAATTTTCTGTTCACGATAATGTTTCTTTAGTTATAAAGAGCTATGTCAGCGGTAAAAGTAAATCAGAATCATCCGCTTACATAAAAAACGTAGTATCTGAGCTTAAAAAGCAAATAGGTAAGCGCGAGCAACTTTATCCCAAAATAGTTTTGATAACTGAAATGCTTTCTGATGACGATCTTTGTAGTCTAGAAGATACTTGTGATTGTTTTGTGTCTATGTCTAGAGGTGAAGGGGAAGGCTTACCGCTTTGCTCTGCTGCCATGCGAGGTAAGCCAGTGATAGCTCCCAAAATATCTGGAATAAAGAAAAACTTTTTATACCAAGACATTTTAATATCTTCATTCACTCCTAAAAAGGTTTTTGGAATGAATTCGGATCCTTACTACAATTGGCAAGAAAACTGGCTAGACCCATCTACAACCGAACTATGTGAAAAAATGAGGTTTGTTTTAGACAATCCTGAATTAGTTAAAAACATAGTTGAAGAAAATAGAAAATTTCTAGAGGACAATTTTAGCATAGAAGCTTGTGCTAAAAAAATGGAGGCCTTGATATGAATCCAGTATTGTTTGTTTCAAATAAAATAAATAGAAAATCTAAAGAGAAATACGATATATTAACATTCTCTACACACGAAGCTTATCAAGAGGCGATGGCTAGAACTGGCCATAACTTCTTCTTGCTTGAGATGCCAGGATCTAAGAAATGGAATGAAGAGTTTAGAAAGCTTCCTAAGAACTGCGTTATAGTTACCGATTTTGAAAAAATACCATCCTCGATAGATTTTATAATCTCACAAGAGAGATATTCTCAAATACAAAACTCAAAAAACCTAGCCAATGCTCTTAGACTTCCTTTGATACATATAGATCATGTTGAGCCTATTAATAATCCAGCCTTGCTAGAGACGATTAATATAAAAGCAGATTTAAATGTCTGTATAACAGAACACAACAAAGAAAGCTGGAAAAACAAAGACGCTATAGTCATAAATCACGGAATAGATACTAATGTCTTTTCTGGATGGAAACCAAACGGTAGCAAAGAGGTTGTGTACACCGTAAACTATCTAAGAGATAGAGATTTCTTTTGTGGTCATTTTGAATGGGAATATGTTAAAAACAAAGCAACGTCTATAGACCCAAAAATCAAATTTACTCTTATTGGAGATAATCCCGGAATAAGCAGGCCTATATCAGATCCAAATAAAATTGCAGAAAAAATTAAAAATTCTGCGTGCTATATAAACACCTCAAAATTTTCTCCTGTTCCAATGTCTCTTCTTGAGGCTATGTCTTGCGGGGCGCCTATAGTTTCGACTAGATATCAAGAGGTTGCTAAGATATTAAATGAAGAAAACTCTGTTTCATCGAATGACTTAGATGTTTTGGCTGAAGCGGTTGTTAAAATTTGCAATAATGAGGAAGGATTTGAAAGCATTGGCTCAAACGCTAGAAGGTTTATTGAATCCAACTATTCTATGGAAACTTTTGTTCATAATTGGAACTCAATATTTAATAAGGCCTATAATCAAAGACTAGGAACTGTAAATGAAATATTTTATATCAAATAAAGAATCAGAACATTTAAACTTTACAAAATTAACCGAGCAGGAATTTTTAGAAACAGTCGATACCGCAATAGATGAACTCTATATATATCCTGGAACTTTTGAAACTTCTGAGGCGCCAGAGGCGTTGCTTGCAAAAATTAACATGCACTGTAAAAAAGACTCGAAAATAACAATTGGTTTTATAAATATTTATCAAGTTTTTGTAAATGTTGCAAATCATAAAATAGATCTAGGTATAGGTCACGCTACCTGTAAGTCGATAAAAAACGCATTTAATGTTCAAGCCGCCCATAATTTTATTTTGTCTGCAGGTCTAGATGTTTCTAAGGTTTATCTAGAGGACGGATGTTCTATAATAAAGGTTGAATGCAATGTCAAATCCTGAAGTGTCTGTAGTAATAACTACATATAATGAAGAGAATTTTATAGAAAAAGCTATCAAAAGTGTTTTGAACCAAACTCTGCCAAAAAACATGTATGAACTGATAGTTATAGACGACGGTGGCGTAGATTCAACTCAGGACATTATTTCTAATCTTCAGTCAAAAACAGACTTTGAAATAAAGTATACAAAGAAAAATAATGGCGGAACGGCTTCTGCTAGAAATCTTGGTGTAAGCAAATCTTCTGCACCATTCATATCTTTCTTAGATGGAGATGATTTTTATGATCCAAGAAAACTTGAAGAATCTTTAAAGTTTATGCGAAAAGGTGATAGCGTTGGTATTGTTTATAGCGACTATATAGAACGTTATCCAGACAGAGCGCAACTAAGATTAAAGATGAATTTTGATAGAGAGCTTCTATTCAAAGAATGTATTGTATCAACCAATTCGATGGTTAGAAGAAGTGCTATTGAAAGAGTTGGAGGCTTTGATGAATCTTTTAGATATATAGAAGATTACGATCTTTGGTGCAGAATAATCCTATCTGGCTATTTTGCACTAAGAGTTCCAATTCCATTATTTACATACAATAACCACAAAGCAAGTAAAACTAATTCAACGAATGTAGAAAAGATAAATCCAGAATGGGAAACTATATATGGAAGGATCAAAAAAAATGAGTGGAAAATATAACCAGGATCCGATAAAAGAAACGTTTTTATTAGGAACTAGATTCCCAAATAGAAAATCAATTGCTATATGCATGGATTCGGTTAGGAGTCAAGAGTACTACGAAATAGTAAGCGCTCTATACAAGAAGAATACATATGATTACGATTATATGATATTTACATCTGATAATAATTCACCAGCTCTTGTGAATCCTTGCGCTTTATATTATTACAATTATATAGAGCACTATAGAGGTGATGCTTTAGCGTTGACAATAAGATCTGCTATAAATCTAATGCAGTCTGGATGCATTTTAAATAAAAAGGTTTGGTATATTTCAGACATAACTGGAATGAAAGAGATATCAAAATCTCTTCCAGCTATTTGCGATTTTTTTGATGAGATTGTTTTTGTAAATGAGCATATAAGAACAATTTTCCTTTCATTTTTCCCATTTTTAAATGAGTCTAAAACCTCGACCGACGAACTAGATATAATGCTTTTGGAGAAACGCTTCACATGAAGAAAGAAGAAATTATAAACGCAATTGTAGAAAACAGTGATATGCTTTTGGATGATCTTAAGACTAAGAAGGTTTCTGAGCTTAAGGAAATTTATTCAGAAGTAACTAAGAACATAAAACCAATTATTTGCGGAGTTTCAGAAACAGATCCGGGTTGGTCAGACTATGTTATGTCTAATTTTTCTGAAAACGAATTAAAAGATGGAATGCCTACTTGCGATGGGCTTAGAAGAGTTTTTAAGAAACTTATTGGTCAAATAATAAGCTGCTATATGGATGTGATAAAGGCCCCAACGCTTTCAGACCCGACAGCCACCGTATCTTGCAGTTTGACTTTTCAAAGATTCGGAAGCTCAAAGTCGTTTTCTATTGGGGATGTATTTGATGTTAATCCAGACAATACTCCTTGGCCCTATTGTAAGGCTAGCACCGCAACAGCGGCTACTAAAGCTGAAGCTAGAGCATTAAGAAAGGCGCTTGGATTAGTCAAGGTTTATTCTGCAGAAGAAATACAGGAAGGTATGGACGTTAACGATATATCAATGTCTTCATCTGACGGAAACAAAAATATCTCAGATAGCGCTAAGATAGCAATAAATACAATGTCAAATAGACTTGGTATAAAGCCTGTAAAGCTGTTTGCTATTATGGGGTTAGAGAAGCAAGACGTTTCGACATTGACGTATTCAGAGGGTCATGCTGTTCTTTCTAAGCTAAACTCCTTCACTAGAGGAGAAGCTAACGGCGGAGAATCCATACCACAAGAAATCAAATCATCGGAGATCATAATCTAATGGAACCTAAGAAATATAATCCGTCATATAAAATATATAAACCAAATCAAAAAGAATTTACTAAGGGTTCTGCCACTTCGTGGGAGTATAATCCTATAACAAAAAACTTCTTTCTGACAATTGCCAAGCAGCTAGAGTCTAAAGATCAAAATGGAAACGCTGTTTTTGATTGGAAAGAAAACCATGAAACGGTAAAACTAGACTTGGAAGAGCTTGCAGAGATAGCCTTGGTGCTTTCTGACAAAAAGGACCACTTAGGAAATAGCGATGGTCAGACGCAAAAAGGTAAGGGTCTTTTTCACCAAACCAAGGACGGTAATACAATAATAAAGCTCTATAGAATTGATAGTGAGGATCCAACATACGGCTTAGAAATAAGCTCTAAAAAGTCATCCAATCAATTTTGGTGTGGGCAAAGAATAACTCTAGCCGAAGCTAGAGTATTATTCATAATGTGCAGCAAAGCTATAGAAGATAAGATTTTTTAATCGTCTTCCATTTCTAATTCTTCGGTGTCAACAGAATCTGGGATCTCGGATCCCGGATTTTGTTTTTCTGACTTAATGTAGTTTGCAGCATCAACAATGTAGTCTGAAGCTAGTGTTATTTTTGATTGAACATGCTCTGGTAGATCTTCATTATCTGAGATAAGGTCGTGCAACTCTTGCGCGTTTCTGATAAGTGTTTTTAAGTCAGATTTTGCCATTCCCCCTTCTTCCCCATATTCCCCACTATCTTTTTGAGGATTCATCATTGGCATTTCTACACCTTCATGCTCAGCGGCCTTTAAGAAATATTTTATAAAATTTGGTTTCATTAGTCAACTCTCTTTATTCCGCAATTAAGTGAGAGCGAATTGCCTGAGTCTTTAATTGGATCTATAGGCAATCCGTCACCCCCAGCGCATCTATTTCGCGCTAGTTTAAGTTGTTTGCAAAGTTTTGTAAGTTCTGTTCTTACTTTCTCACCACTGCTATTTCCAGCGCAGAATTCTTCAACTATTCTCTTTAGCCCCTTCCAATACTCTTGATGAATTCTGCAGTAGCATTTCATATCGGTTATTGTCATCCCAGGATAACATCCGACATTGCCTTGTTCTGTGTGATAGCATAGAGACCTTAATTCTGGACATCTATATCTACCCCAGCCAACAATTAGACCCCTGAGTAGCTTGGCTGTTGGATGATCTGCATTACTTCCAACCATTAATGTTTCTAAACATGCAGCAACATCAGAAGCTTCTCGTTCGCAATCTGTTGGTATGTTTGTTGGAGAAGTCGGGCACGGAACTGGTCCGCCTCCGCCTCCACCGCCGTCAACAGAGCTAGGGTCAATAGTGTTTCCGTTGGGATCAACGGTAATTTCTTCTGATTCTATCGATGGTTTAGGCTTTGTGCCTCCTGGATATGAGTCATAACACGTATCTTCACAAGAAAGATTTGGATAAAAAGTACAAACCCAGGTAAAATATGGGTAATCTCCACAGGCTAATCCTTCTGAATAACTGCAGTGTTTGACTTCGCCAGTTTTCTGATCTCTACAACAACAAGCTCCGTATTCTACACCAGCTGAAACGTTTCTGAGCTTAGCTAAAATTTTTGATAGTTTTTTCATTTTATCCCTTAATTACATGATTAACAAAAGTAACGCCTATAGATATAAACACTGCTATTATAGCTGACCCAAAGTACATTTTAGTCCTCAGGACAGCCAACTCTTCCTTTATCGAGGATAGATCAGCCTCTATCCTAGACAATCTATCGTTGCTTCTAGTCAGTTCTGCAAGAATTAGTTTTTTATACTCAATCCAACCATTATCTTCTGACATAATCACCTACAGATACTCTATAATACACGCGAGTATTATAAAAGGTGCAACATTTATGTCTGTTGGTTCTATGCACATACCAATATGCCAATCGTGTTGATTTGATGGTATTCCTGTAGATCCTACCAATGCATAAGCCCCGCTAGGACCAGGGTTTCTAGTTAAATTTAATGAGTTTTTAGATAGATGGTAAAAGCTAGTCCAGGACGCACTTCCAGAACCAGCCACTCCAGTACTAGCGCTAGTATGGCATATTTCAAAAGCATTAATTCTAACCACGTTAGATTTTTGAGATTCAGGGTAAACGTATGGATTTACATCTAGCCCAGAGGCCACAAATTTTGCGCTAGTTATATTATAAGACCCAGTTGATGCTGGCTCTCCAAAATTTATACTAAGTGTTGAAGACCAGTTTGGTATATTTGTTATTGGTAAAGAGACAAAATTTAATATATCGTTTTTAACAACGCCAGAAGAAGAGTCTGGTATTCTTCTTACGTTTGTTGTAGATCTTTTTCTTTTTAAAGAACCTAGTGGTGAGACATTTGCTATATCTGAATAGCCGCTAACCTGAATTGCAAACGAACTTCCAGTACTAGTAAAGCATATTGAGTCAGGACTTAAATCGTAATATTTAACTCCGCTTACAGCCTCGTATTCTGTAGTCCTAAACTTTATAGCTGGCATTATAAGTACTCTACAGAGAAATAGAGTCCAAAGCCTGTGTGTGACCCTATGCCTGTAGGAGATGCTGAAAGACACATAAACCAATCATGAACTGTTGAATATGTGTTTGATCCGCTAGGCCTTAGACCGCTTAGGCCAGGACTGTCAGTAAGCGTTAAATATGGAGAGCTTCCACTGCAGGGAACCCATGCAGAAGAACCAGATCCTTCTACAGCTTGGCTAGTTTCTGGATGTACTATTTCACATGCTTGGCATATAACACCAACGGGGCCATTAGAAACGTTTGATCTATCATAGATCTGTATCTTTCCGTTCTGTGTTCTTACAGAGCTTGTGTGCTCAAATCTTATATTTAAAGTAGATTTATAGTTTGGGATATTTTTTATCCAAAGAGTAGCGTCAGCCACTCCGCCTCTAGATATTATGGCCCCAGTTGAGTTAACATACTGAACGTTATCTATTTCAGCACCAGCGCTAGTACCATTGGCGTTTGAAACAAAAGTCCTTTCTTGATACTCACCAATTCTTACACTAGAGCTTGATCCTCCAGCTCCAAAAAAACCCAACCCAGAACCGTTTAAGTTCTGACTTCCAGAATTTATAGCTCCTATACCTTCGTTTGCATAAAATGTTACTGTCGCCATATATTAAAATACACCTTTCACTTTATTATCTAAGAACACTTGTGTTTTCTCCGCGCCCAGCCTCTTGAGTAGTGTTTAGTGCTGGCCAAGCGCCAGTAGCGCAAGCTCCGTCATGACCATTAACCATGCTAAAGTAGTACAATGGACCGTTAGTCGATAACTTTGTTGCCGACTGGTTTTTCATTCTTTTTGCCTCAACAATAGTGTTATGCCATATAGGCTTTATCATAAAGCCAGGAGGATACGCGCCTGATGCGAGAGTTGAGGTAGATCCAGTCCATGATAAGTTTGTTGCCGCAGAATGAACTATCGAACCAGTTGCCATTATAATTCCTGGAGCAACTACACCTCTTGCATTTACGGGATTTCCCCATTCGTTTACATTTATACATTGAACAAATATATTAGTTCCAGTAAAAGCCCCGAAAGGAGCGCCAAATTTTCCGCCAGTTGTATTGCTTTCATTAAAATAGGCTATTTCTGCCCTATATAAAAATCTATTACAGCCATTGTAACTGGCGGCTCCATAAGAAGCATCTTCATTTGTTAACGGTGCTGGGTATCCAACAGTAGAATTCCAATCTATCCGTAAAAATACTGGCTGTTCCTCTGTGTGATTAAAAAGATAAACAGGTTCTAAGGTATAGTCACTGTCATCAGACTTAGCCACTAGATGTGATTTTAGTTCAATTATCGTCCCAGCTCTAAGATATCCATAGTTTCTATCACCAGCGTCTTTTACTACCTCTGCAACATTTATTGCTTTCCCTTTCGCTGGGTTAGACAAGGTTCTATCAAAAGGGTCTCCAGAGTTTTGATTTTTAATTGGGTTATATCTTACTTCAACCTCTTCCCAATCGTATATCCAATAAAATTTATTGGTAGTTGAGGCAGTTGCGTTTACCGCTGTGATACGAGCGTAGAATGAGTGGTCTGTTTGCCAAACTCCGTGTCTTTGATTATATCTTAAATCTAAAGCTCCGCCAACGTAATCTTTTAGCGGCGTTTCTGCGCCGTAAGGAGCTGGAGATCCTCTTGTGTCAGATGCGTTATCGTTGGCAAATCCATAATAGCCCATGTCTACTTGAGCGTTTAGAGTTACAAGATCAACGGCTTTACTAGGGACTGGTCTTCCAAAAATATCATAACCCCATCCAGCAACCATTACTGGCAACCTTATGGCCATGCCTCTAGCATCAAAAGCATTATAATCACCAGGGGTGCTTCCCATAGCAACGTTAGGCTTAGCCGCTTCTTTTCCTGATCTAGCTCTAAATGGGTTTAATCCATGTGTTCCTTGTGGGACTATCAAAACTATAAACCTCCCTCTATTGTAGGAGCTTCCCCTCTAGTTGTTGCAGGAGGTCTAGTTGTACATGGTATAAATATAGCGCTAGCTTCTGCCTTAGCTGTTTTGCCGTAGTTTGATGTATTTGAGCTGTTATTGTTTTTAACATCAGCGCCAGGCCTCATAGATACGCCACCGTTAACACCAGCGTTATTTACAGACCCAACAAAAGTAGTAACACCAATTGTTCCGAATGCTGAGTTTGAGCCTCCAAAACCACCACCTTGGTTATATATTTGTTCTTGAACATTTTCAAATATAGATTCTAAATTTATTGTGTTCTTGTTAGATCCTGATGAGAATGAGTTTTGGGATATTTGATCTAGCTCTGACTTCTTTGAAAAACCTATAGGCCCAAAGAATGTTTTAAATTTGTATGTAGTTTTTACACCGTCGATCCCAAAAGAGACTCCTACATCGCTTATAGAACCCATCGTGTCTGTTCCAGCTGTTATTTCAGATCCTAAATTAAACTCAGGATAACCTTCCACTACTACAGTTGCATAAGATATTGTGTGAGTTAAAGTGTTTGCTCTTTCAGCTATTATATCACCAGCGTCATTCATTCTAGCGTAATTGCCATAAGTCCACGGATTTAGTCTATTATCATCAATAACGTTAACTGGTCTAGAATTTATTAATCCATTAACCCAAGGTCCATATTTGATATAGTTCCAAACTAAAGGTATAAAGAATCCACCGTGAGAATTTATATCAACCAATCTAACTTCAGCCAAACCAACTATTGATTGAAGCGCTATAGCCTGATTTTGTAGTGATAAATAGTAATCAACAGAAACCTTTTTAACGCTTCTATTTACATTTACCCTAATACCATTAGTATTCAAATCTGCGGTATCCGCTGGTACTATTGTGAAATCATAAAATACTTTAGATAACAAATCTAAAAAACAGCCGCTTCTGTCAGTTCTACTTAGGCTTATGTAATTAGTTCCAGTGCTCCATCCTGTTACAGCGCCATTCGTTACAGCTGATGGCGCTACCATTCTATAGCCGTCAGTACCTAACAGGATCGGTTCGTTAAGTGTTACTATTGCAAACCTAGGATCAAATCTGTAAGTTTCTACACTTACTCCAGAGTGATACAATGTAACATCCTGACCACCTTGTTCACTAGGGTCAGAGTACGCCCATATACATGAATTTGGGTCTAAATATTCGTATTGCTGCTGATTGAAGCTTGCAGCTATTGTAGTATTGTTTACATACAAGAACGGTCTAAACAAACCGTTAGGCGCTCTAAAGCTTTTGCCGTCAGAGTTCAAAAGAGAATTAGGAAAACCTATAGGCGACTGAGAATCATAGAAAGCGATATCTGGAGCGGCATCTACTACATCATATTCTATAGGTATTTTTTTCTGATTGGCCTCATAACTAGAGCCTATACTTTCACATATTGTTGATTCAGGAAGTCTACAAATAAACTTTTTACCGTAATACTCCTCAGCGCATCTTCTAGTAGCCTGATAAACAGCCTCCTTAAGAGTTTCTTGCACAGCATTGGCGTTTTGTCCAGTAGTTGCGTTAACATTTCCTGTGTCAAAATCAAATGCTGGCCCGTAAACACCAATTGAGTTTGGATTCATTGAAAACGAAGATACCGTTTGGGTGGTTGGTGCATCAAATCCATAATCTAAATCAAAACTATTGTACGTGTTATAAGTAAGAGCTAGTGTTGTAGACGGATTAACACCGTTGCAATATGTATACCATACCGCTGTTTCCCATGACGCTTTGTTATATAAAGCGGCCCTTAGGATAGACTCAGAGGCTATATACCCTCTTCTAGTTCTTGTGACTTGGTTTTTAGTTCTACTTGGATATCTTTGTCTAGTATTACCAAATTCATCGCTTTCCTGGCCTAATGTGCTTAAAACGCTTTCTGGTATGTTAAGATTAACAGTTGGAAGTGTTAAGAAGCCCGCTTGTTTTAAGAAATCTAAGCAAACGAAAGCCCTGTCTATAACGGCTCCGTTTCCCAATTCGCAAAAAACTGGAAAGTTTCCGTTAGGACTAGTGTTCCATAGCGTTCTTACCCTGTCTCCTGTGACTATAGTTGTGGTTGGATCTTGTCTTAACTCTCTACCAACTTCCCAGCTCACAACTTTATCTGATCTAGAGGATATAAAAGTTTCTAAACCGTTACTAGACGTAAAATTATACTGGTTTTTTCTTTTTATGCCTTTTACATAAGCTACAGTTAACCCTTCACT